GAGAAGAATGGCCACAGCATTCCGCATCCGCTCGGCCCTACCCCCTCCCCCTCGCGGCGAACGGCAACCGGCTTCAGCGTCATGGCCTGGTGCAGCCGGCGCGTGTCTAGCCGCGAGCGAGCTGCGAGGCGTCGCGTCGCGCGACCACATAGAAAGCGGAGGCTAGGGCGCTTTTTGTGGTTGACACCCTAGCAATATTGCTAGATAGATAGGGATACCAACCACGGAGACGACACATGCCGAACGGGATCCACACTGTAGCCGAGATGGCCGCTTTCTTTCAGTCGCCCGCGTCGCGCGAGCTGCGCGCCGCCGTTCATGCGGCTGGCGAGCGGCTTGGCAAGGGGACGCGCGCCGAGCGCGCGCAAGCTAAGGCCGACTATAAATCTGCGCTAAACGCCATTCGCGACGCGGTGTCCGCGCTGAAATCCGCTTAGGCGTAGACTTACGCCTAAGTCATTTTCTGGAGGAAGTCAAGATGACCGGTATTGAACAAGAGAACGATCTCATTGCGCGCGCCAACGTCGAGATCGACGCCTTGCGTGCGGCGGGGCACGGCGCGAGCGGCCGGCGTATGGCGCAAGGTGTCGAGATCAAGATAACGCGCGCCGGCTGGCAAGGGCCTGAAACGTCATATCTGATCATCGCGCCCCGCGCCGGCTAACGGCCCCTGTTACCCGCCACGGTCAAGCGTGGCGGGCTTCACGGACTGTTAGAGGAGCCTGAGAACATGACTGCAATCGTTCCGACCCTGCCCGCCGGCTGCAATAGCTGGATCATCGTCAACCGCGCCACTGGCGAGGCTGTGCTCGAGACGTGGTCGCGCGACGTCGCAGCCTTGGTCAATGTCGATCGTTACGAGGTGCGAACCGCGCTCGACCATTTGCAGCGGATCAACGCCGCAGCACATAACTAACGGGCGAAACCTAGCAATATTGGCTGGGTCATCACCTGGGTCATCGATTGTCATCATTTCCGGGAGAATGACCCATACTCAAACCCTTGCCACGGCCGCCGGGGGGGGATTTATGGGTCAAATGGGTCATCGATTTCGCGAAGTTCTTATAACACATACTAGCAATATTGCTATCACACATCTATATTTCCTATATCTAATGACTATTTGACCCATAAACAGGCCCAAACGCCCGCCCCGCCTGCCCCTCGGCATGGGTCATTCGGCTAAAAACCGTGACCCAGCCCGTGACCCAGATGACCCAGGAAATCCGCCATGACACCTTTCGTCCGTGAATACGCCGCCGCCCTTCTCGCCGCCGATCCAACGCGCGACTTTGCTGGATGCGTCGCCGAGGCCGCCCGACGCGAGAACATCAAGCAACTGATGATTGCAGACCGCGCCGCCGCCAAGAGCTTCGCCAAACGCTCCCGCTCACAGAAACGCGCCTGGCGCGCGCGCAAGGCCAAGCTGCGCGAGCAAGCCGCCACCAAGAAATAAGCAATATTGCTTGACACCCCGCCAAACCCGGCGCACGGTGACGACATCAACCACGGAGACCACCCCATGACCCCCAAGATGACCGCCAACGTTCAGGGCCTCAAAGAGACCTCAAAGAACGCCCGCCGCGACACCGGCTTCCTTCGCGAGATCGCCGTGCTGGACCCAACCACCGGCCGCGCCGTCCTGACAGCTCGCCTCTACTACCCCGGCACGGTCATGCGTTGCAGCCTGTGGATCTCCAGCCGCGGCAACGGCACCTACGGCCGTGGCCAAGGCGAGGCCGGCGGCGGAGGCTACCACAAGGCCAGCGCCGCCCTCGAGGCCGCGATCGCCGACGCCGGCATTGCCCTCTCGCGCCGCATCGGCGGCGTTGGCGACCAGGCCATGCTAGACGCTTGCGAGGCTATCGCCCGCGCCGTCACCGGCAAGCGCCGCTTTATCACGCACGAGGCGCACGCATGACCCGCGCCGAAGCCTTAGCCCGCCGCCTGTTTCCCGACGACGTAGCAGACGGGACCGACTGCCGCGCCGAGATCGGCCGCGAAGGCCAACCGTGTAGCGCCTGCGCCAGTCGCAACGCCGCGTGGACCGACCGAGTGCGCGAGGTACGCGCCGCCCTTCAGGACACCACCCCATGACCCTCGACGACATCTTCAACCTCGCCCGCGACGCCGCCCGACACCCCGGCGAGGCCATGGCGATCGACGACCTCCGCGCCGAGCTGCACGCCATGCTCGACACCGCCAAAGCGCACGCCCTCGACCCGTCCGAGATCCCGGCCGCCCTGGACGACCTCAAGGCCCTGCGCGAGCACGTCAAGACGCAACCGTTCGACAGTTGCGGCGAGGCTGACGGGACGGTGACAGTCGAGGACACAACACCCGGCGCTTTCGGTGACTGGCTCGCCACGCTGGAAAGGCTCGCGCGATGAGGGGCCCCGACTTCGACGACGCGGCAGTGATCCTGCGATCTCGCGGCGTGTTCCGCCAGGCCAAAATCTGCCGGCGCGGCGAAGACGTCTTCGCGGCATGGGGCGCCGGTTATATTCGCCTCCTCGCCCACTCTGGCACCACGGTTCCGCGCGTATCTTGGGATGACCTCGAGGCGCAAAGCGTGACGATCGACAAAGGACGCCCGCGCTATGCCGTCTAAAACGACCCTCGCTGACGCCGTCATGGTGCTGCTCGACGCGCACATGGCCGCCGTGGTTGACGCGCGGTTAAGCCGCCACTCTTGCGGACCAGACGTCGCGCAACTGCGCGCCGCGCCGGCCTCCACCCGCGCCGCGCTACGTGACGCCCTTTCGGATTTGCTCAAATGAACCTCCTCGCACGCTTCAAACAGGCTACCGGCCTCAGCGACCAGCAGATCGCCGACCTGATCGGCCGGCCGCGCTCGACCGTGCAGTCGGTCATCGCCGGCCGCGCGCCGGACACCACACCGCCCGCCGCGCTCCTGCCTACGATCGACGCGCGCCAGGCGATGCTCGCCGACCTGGCCGACGACTTGCACAAGACGCAGGTTGACAACCTAGCAGCCTTGCTAAACGATACCCAAACCAACCACGGAGACAACACCCCATGACCCACTATGCCGATCCCCAAGTCGTCCACGGCGGCGAGTGCTGCGTCTGCGGCGAATGGTTCGCCGACAACGAGGCCGACCTGAACGCCGACAACGTCTGCGACGACTGCGACAACGCCGCCGAAGACGAGAGCGACCCGCTGACCCTGGTCGCGCCGCGCACCCGCACCAACTGGTTCGCCCTCGCGGCCGACCTGACCGTCCAGGTGCGACTGTGACCGCCGTCCACATTCTCGCGTTCGGCTTCGGCTGCGCGGGCGTATCGTCTGCCGCGATTAGTCGCGACTGGGCAACCGCCGGATGGGCGCTGTCGTCCCTTTGCTGGACCGTCAGCTCGTGGGCCCAACATCACAGAAACCAACGCACATGAGGCCCCATCCCATCTACGGCCGGCCGCATGCGGTCCTGTCCGTCCACGACCTGACACCCAAGACGTTCGAGGAGTGCATGTCGACCCTGACCATGTCGATCGGCCAGCTCGAGCGACTGACCCTGAGCCCTGAGCAGCGCGACCGCGTCAACGCCGCGGCTGCCAGGCTCGCAACCACCACGGAGCGCACCACATGACTGACCCCCGGGATCACCGCCGCTGCGCGGCCATGCAGACCGACCAGGCCAGCCACCGCGGGTGGGACTTCCGGCCGATGCCCGTCCGCGCCGCCTTCGAGATCCTGCGGCCTCGCTCCCTCGTGATCCTCGCCGTCCTCGCCGGCGTCGTCAGCCTGTGGTGGCTGTGATGACTGATGAACTGGAAAGGCTGGCGAGGGCTGCGACGCCGGGGCCTTGGGCTTGGTCCGGCTGGAGCCTTTTGGGCAACACGCATGAAGCCGTGATCGGCAACGAGCCGGGGGAGGGTCAGATTATCGTCCCGGAGAGCAACAACGCCGCCTTCATCGCCGCAGCCAATCCCGCGACCATCCTCGATCTCCTCGCAGCCAACCGGAAGATGCGGGCTGGGCTTCGTCCGTTTGCCGCGCTCGCTGACATGGTTGGCGAAGCGTGGACCGACGAGACGCCCGCTTTTGTTGGTGCTGACGGAGTGACGATCACAATCGGCCAACTCCGAGAAGCCCGCTCAGCCCTCTCTACGAAGGAAGATTGAGATGAGCTTTCAGAACGGACGAAACATGATCGTCACGGCGGGCATTGCCGCCTTGGCTGGCGCTCACAGCATGGGCGGATGGGGCGAGGCATTCGGGTCAATCGACCGCTACCCGCCGCGATGGGCCGACCAGAAGCCGGAGCCTGTCCTGCGTCACGTCGCCATCGCGAAGGTCAAGAAGAAGCGCGCCGCCAAGCAGGCTCGTCGTCAGCGGAGGTTGCCGTCATGACCCTTATCGAACGTCTGGAAAAGGCGGGGGAGGGATCGCGGGAGCTGGACGAGCAGCTTCTTCTCGCTACCGGACACGCGGTTCTAACAGATTGGAACGGCCAGCGATGGACGCATGAGCGTGTCGGCATCATCGGGACTGACTGCCACCGCCCCACCCAAAGCCAAGACGCCGCTTGCGCGTTTCAACGGCGAGTGCTGCCGGGCTGGTACTGCGCCGTTCAGCCGTGGTTCCACACCGACCCGGAGCGCGTAATGCACCGCGCCTATGTCATCCGCCCTGACTGGACGCGCTGGAACCCGGTCGATGACGATTGGTGTGAGGCGCGGAGCGGACCATCCGCCGCCACCCCCGCCCTCGCGCTGTGCCTCGCGGTCCTTCGCGCAACCCAGGAGCAACCTGATGTCTGATGCAGTTATGGTTCCGAGGGAGCGCGACGAAGCCTTCTGCGAGGCGTTCTATGACTCGCACTTGACCCACGCTCTAGACGCCATGCGCGAGGGCACCCCGTACCAGATCAACGCGGACGGTGCTTTCGCGCTTATCCGGCAGGCTGCTGAAGACCGACGCGCCCTCAAGGCCCTCGCAGCTTCTCCCTCTGTGGGAGGTTGGGGGGAGCCGGTCGCGTGGCAACGTCGGATGCGGAACACGTCCAGCGATGCGTCGGACTGGCAATCGACATGGTCCGAATGGAAACAGTGCACCGACGAGCAGGCGTCCTACGCCCGTGAAAACGGACACGTCGAACACGCTCCCGAAGTAGTCGCTGAAATTCGCCCCCTCTACGCAGCCCCAGCCTCAGTCTCTACAGGTTCACGGCCCCAAGAGGCCGTACCCACCGAGCAAGCTGGATGGCCGGTTCTGGCTGACCGCGAACGGTTGGCGTTTCTCATCCGGTGTTCCATCGGCGAGTGCATCATCGGCCCGAGCCACGCCTACCACGCCGCCGACTTCATCATCAGCGAAGGCCGGGAGCAACCCGCTGACGGCTGTTCTAGCAATGAAGGAGCGGGGAAATGAGCCGACAGGAAATGGACACCGCACCGCTCGACGGAACGTGGATTATCGGCATCGACAAGGACGGGCGCGAGGCCCGCATCCAGTCCCGCCAAACGCATCCGGCGGTTCCGGGCCTCCGACACTGGGGCGAGGGCGAGACCGAGATGCAGGGCGGTGGAAACTGGGAGGTCAGCAAGTGCTTCTATCCGGTCGCATGGAAGCCGAGCAACGACCAAACCATCCTCCCTCAGACGGAGAAGGGGTCATGAGCCGCCTAACCGAACGTCAGGTTTCAGTGCTGCGAAGGGCGCAAACCGGAGGAGGCCATGGATGCACAAACTTTCTGACGCCGCTCGGCATGACTGTGGCGCAGACCGGCGCTGTCTGTCGCCAGCTTGAGCCGAAGGGCTATATGGCCCGCCAGCCGAACTACCGTCAAGCTTGGGGCATCACCAGCAGCGGCATCCAGTGGCTTCGCAGCCTAGACGCAGGCCGTCCGTGGATGGTGCGCGGGTACAGAACTACCACTGCAAACTCGGTAGGTACGGAGGCCGAAGGCCGTAGTGCACCCAGCACCCCTCCCGTGAAGACCGGGGAGGGCTAGATGGCGCTGGACAGCCAAATGCAATCAGGCCGCTCGACACCGCCTGAAGACCTCCGCGCCTACCTGATGAACCCGAATATCCCGAAGAGCGAGGCCGAGCACTGGGCGGCTCGCCGCATCACCGAGCTTGAGGAAGCTTTGTCCGTCGCCCCTATGGAGGCTGTGGCTTGGCGGGAGAAGGTGGCGCGGATCATTGACCCTGTTGCTTGGGAGGCGCTGGACATTTACGGGCGATACAAAGCCGCTTTCCTCGGGCTCACCACAGACAAGTCGCTCGCCAAAGCCGACGCCATCCTCGCCCTGATCGCCACCCACCCCGAGCCAGGCACATGAAGGCGCTCCGCGACATGCTGCTGGCGGCGCTCGTCACCGCCTTGCCGCTCATCCTCCTGGCGGAGTTGATCTGGTCGTAAAACATGCTAGGTTCTGTTTCGTGGCCTCCCGGCCCGTTCTCTCGTGGTTGATTGAACGACAGGCCCCCGTCGGAAACGACAGGGGCCTGTTTTCATATCTGGACCTTGCGCTCCGCCGGGGCTTCGACCATCCGCCGCAGCTCGCTCTTGGACGCCTTGGCGGCGATCTCAGGCGCGGCGAAGACCTGCTTCTTGCCCGGATATTCGACCGACGCCAGGCGGCCCATATCCCTCCACCCGGCCTCCTTCAGCGCGTGCAGCAGCGCAGGCTGCGGGATCTTGACGCCCTGCGGCGCGCCGGCCGACAGGCGATCGCACAGCGAGTGCAGCGGCGAGCCGATGACGCCGGCCGCAAAATCGCCGACCCGGTTCTCGATCATGGTCACCAGATAGCCTTCGGCGATCGACATGCCGTGCTCGACCAGATTGGCCTTGAAGTCGGTCCACGGCGGCGCGGCCCCCGGGTTGAACGCCCGCACGTCGCGTGCGTACAGCCACGCGGCGCACGCCTCGAAGCCGCCCGACTTGAACCACTGCCACAGCGCCCACCCATCCTCGGACGACATGCGCGGCGCGTGCGACCAGACGCAGCACCAGCGGCGGTCCTGCGACGGCAGCGACAGCGGCACTGGGTCGTTGGAGAACGCCAGGACGAACAGCCGGTTGGCCATGTAGTAGGGATGGTGGTGCTTGCGGTTGATCGGCAGCGTCTCGGGCGGCGCGGCGATGATCGGCTTGAGCCGGTTGGCCAGTACCCGCCGCGCACCGGCGTCCGGCTCGCGCAGCTCGTTGATGAGCAGGATCTCGCTTTCCAGGTGGTAGTCGAACGCCGACGACAGGCTCTCGTTGTCGACCAGTCCGCGGTTAATCATCTTCGGGCCGCAGACCGACCAGATGAAAGGTGCCCACATGCTGTCCTTGCCGCAGCCCTCGTCGCCGCCGTGCAGGACCGCGTGGTTGACCTTGATGGCGGGGTTCTGGAGCTTGAACGCCATGACGTCCCACAGATGCTCAAGCAGATCCTCGTCAGGCACCAGCAGCCGGCAATGGTTGAGCCACTTGGTCGGGTCGCCACCCTCCACGACCGCGGGCCGCGCGTCGCGCCAGCGGTTCGCCAGAGGGTCGCCGTCGTGGGCCACCAGGACGCTCTCGCCCGCGGCGTAGGTGACGCCCGCCACCGCGGCGGCCTTGAGGGCCTGACGGTTCTCGTCGAAGCAGATCGACGCCTCGATGCGCCGGCCGCCATGGACGCTGACGCAGTGGATGTGTCGATAGAGGGCGTTGAACGTGGACCGGGTCACCTCGCGGCGCTCGACCAGGTCGAAATAGCTGTCCTCGGACTGGACGTAGGCGAACCGCTTGTACCAGTCCGCCCGCTCGAGCCGGCCTAACTCCTTGCGTTCGACCTCGGCGATCATCTCGGCCGTGTCGTCAGTGAAAAACTCGGTCGGCGTCAGCTTCTCCTGCATCCGGCTCATCTCGGCGGCCAGCAGGTCGTCTCGCAGCCCCGGCTTGACGACGGGCCCGCCCTGCGCACCGACCCACTCGAGGAAGGCAGCGGAGGACAGGTCCTCACAGTGGCCGTGGTGGCAGCAGAACGAGCGATCAAGCGGGCGGTAGCCGGCGTCGATCGAGCCGTCGGAGTGGGCGTCCTTGTTCGGGCAGACGATGCCGACCCACCCCGAGGCGTTGGCGCGCGACAGCACCATGCCGTGCTCGGACAGCCACTTCAGCACCGGGTCGGATCCGGTGTCGGCCAGCCGCAGCGGGGTGTGAGCCGCCGTGTCAGCCTCATCCGGCACCACCCCGAGGGCGGTGCAGATGTCGTCGAGGGTGAACTCGCGGTCGGGGTGGAACTCGACCAGGCGCGAGGCGAACCCGTCACGCCCGGGCTTGAGGTTGACCGACCCGGGAACGCGGAACTTGCGCACGGCGTTGACCGCGCCGGGATCGGTGAAGCCGGCCGCTGCGATGGCCTTGATGGCGGCCACGAACGCAGCCTTCGGCGGCTGGTCCTTGAAGGCGTAGCCCCACTGGAAGGACCCGGGCGACGTCTCCATGACCCACGTCGGCGGCAGCGGCGGCTCCTTGGACTTGGTGCCGATGTCGTCCAGCATCATGCACAGGACAAACTCGCAGTTATCGGCCGAGGCGCTGACGCCGTCCGTCATCCGGTCGAGGATGAAGGAGCCGGTGTTGAGGTAGAGCGCGTCGCCCCTGCGCCGCTCGGACGGCAGGAAGGAGGGCCATGTGTACTTCGGCGTCCCGTCGGCGTGCATCTGCGCCTCGCCGCCCTTGCGCACGGGCTTCTGCAAGCTGAGCAGCGCAGTCTCGCCCTCCGGGGCCAGCCCTGCGATGAAGTCGATGAAGTCGATCATGTCGTGCCCTCGAGGTGCATCGTGAACTTGCGCTTTCCAAATGTGCCGACGTTACGATAGCCAAGATCGCGCATTTGAGCGTCGTTGCGCGAGACGGTAGATTTTCTCGCCACCTGCCTCCCGTCTGCATCCTCCCATCGAGGAGAACCTTTCATTTGGCCGACGTAGGTCCAGTTTGTCGCGCGGTAAATCGCGCCTGTGTGGCCCATGAAATCGTCGGCGTAGGTCACGAGGCTCACGAACCTGCCGTCCTTACGGATCATCCGTATGCTACGCGCCATCAAAAACGAGGCGGCGTTGCTCGGAACGTCTGGCCGAACCGCGAGCCGGGTGAGCGAAAGCACCTTCTGCCACTTGTCGCGGTTGACGCTTTGGGCGGCGACCTTTGTCGGCGGAAGCCAGATGGCAACGCCAAGAAGGTCTGGCTCGCCGACACGGTAAAGACCGTGCGAATAGACACGGGTGTTGGAACACCCCTTGCTGTAGTGATGTTCGGCAACGAAATTTCTTGCCTCTCGGGCGGAAACCTCGCGGACTTCGTAATCTTTCGCGCGCAGTTTGCCTTCGTGGTTGTGGTTGCTCATTTGCCGTATCTCTCCCGGATCATCACCTCGGCTGCCAGCGGCAGCCCTGTCGCCCACGCCGGCGGCGTGAGCATGGCGGCCTCAAGCAGCGCCGCCGCGTCTTCCGTGTCCTCTGCCTCGAGGACCACCTCGTCGTGGACGTGCAGGATGACCTGCGCCCCGCCGCCGTCAAGGCTGCGCAGCGCGTGCCGCAGCAGGTCATTGGCGACAGCCTGGACGATGTTCTCGCAGGCCAGTCCGTGCCAGAGCCGCGCGCGCGGCCACTCCGCCGCCCCCTGCGCGGGCTTCCACGCGGCCTTGGAGTAGGTGATGCCGTCGCGCTCGCGCCGGGCATCAGGATAGCACAGGACCCGGCCCGACGGCAGGGCGTACCAGAGGTGCCGCCCGTCGAACAGATAGGTTACCCGCCCGGCCGTGAACTCGCGCCCCTGCTGGCGCATGGCCATGGTGTAGGCTTGCTCGAGGTCGCCCCAATGCTGGACGGCCCACGGGTTCGCTATGCGCCAAGCGTTGACCATCTGGCGCGACAGCGCCTCGGGCAGATGGACGCCGTAGATGCGACCCATAGCGTTGAAGGCCCCGACCGAGCCGCCGAAGCCGCACGCGAGTTCCTGTACCTTGCCGACTTGGCGCTGCGGGTCGTCCACGTCCTCGACCGGGACGTGGAAGGTTGCCGAGGCGTTGACCTTGTAGATGTCCTCGCCGGTGCGGAACAGGTCCAGCTTGGCCTCGCCCGACGGGCAGTTCGACAGCCACGGGTTCACCCGCGCCTCGATCGCCGACCAGTCGGCCGTGACCAGCCGGCGGTTGCCTTGCGGGATCAGCGCCGGCCGCAGCATGCCCTTGAGGACGTCGGTGACCCGCTTGCCGTGGGCCGGGACGATCTCATGCCCGCGCACCATCGACAGGCGCACCGCCTCGGGATCTTTGGCCGTCTTGCGGGCGAAATTGTGAACCTGAAGACCATAGCTGGACGCCCGCCCGGTAGCCGCGCCACCAGCGAACACGAACGCGCCGCGGACGCGCTGGTCCTCCTCGTCGGCCAGGGCGTCCATCCGGGCGAACTTGGCCACGCTGGACGCCCATAGGTCGTCGGCGCACTGGACGACGTCGGCGACGTCAGGCGGCACCTCGTCGGGGTTCTCCTCGGCCAGCACCAGCAGCGAGGCGCGGACGTTCTTGTCGATCGACCGCTTGGTGACGTCGCCCTTGGTGACCGTCATGACGTCGCGCGCCTGTGGCCCGACGCGGTCCCACACCCACTCCCGCATCCGGGGGCTGCGGACGGACGGCACCGCCCCCTCGGTGATGTCGACAACGAGCTTCTGGATCTCGTCGAGCTCGGCGGCGGCGTAGCGCATGGCGGCGCGGGCCAGCGGCACGTCGACCAGCACGCCGCGGTCGTTGATCCGCTCGTTGACGTGGTAGTCGGCCAACTCCTCGGCGGAGAGGTTGCGCGTCGCCTTGGAGATGTCGCGCATCGAGCGGACGTCCTGCTCGCAATACTCGACCAGTTCGGCCATCAGGCCGGGGTCGTCGTTGAAGCTGCCGTCCGCTCTGGGAATACACAGGGCGCGCACCAGTTGGCCGCCGCGGTGGTCCTTGCGCATCGACGCGCCGAAGAAGCGGCCGACGTCCTCAAGGCTACCCGGCGCGCAGTTGGCGCGGGCCTGCGTCGCGGTGCAGTAGAACTGTTCCAGAGCGAAGTCGATTTGCAGGACGTACCAGAAGATCAGTCGCTCGAAGGCGGCGTTGTGTGCGCGGATCTGGCCGGTGTGGTTGCGCACCCGCTCAGGGAACGGCTGGCCGGGGAGCCAGGTCTGCACGTCCTCGTCGTCGAAGGCCCACGACATGCACAGCACGTCGGTCGAGCCGTCGCGGGCGTAGTTGTAGACGCCCTTGGCCTTGAGGTCGCAGCGGGACTTCGTCTCGAAGTCGGTCCAGAGGATGCTCATGTGGTTGATGTGCTACTCGCGGGCGGCAGGGGGGTCTGCCGCCCGCTTTCACAGTCCCTGTTAGGCCGCGCGGCGACGGCGACGCTCAGGCGTCGCCTCAGGCTCGGGAACGACCTCAGCATCCGCCGGATCGGGCTCCTTGTCCATGGCCACCCACTTCGTCACCTCGAGCAGCGGGGTGTAGATGCGGCCGTAGACCTTGTGCTGGTAGCTCTCCTTCTTGAGCAGCAGCAGCGGAACCGGATGTTCCGGGTCCTTCTCGACCTGCGCCGCGATGGCGAGGCCGAGCGCCGTCAGGGCCTTCTTGCCACCGTGCGAGATGGTGTTGAAGCGGACGCTCAGCCCGGCGTCTTCGCCGGTGATGCACTGCATGGACACGCCGATCTGGACCTGCCAGCCCTTGTCGCAGTGTTCCGGCACCGCACCCGTCTCGGGCAGGGGTTGGGTGATCGGGACCATCACCTCGCCGAGCACGGTGCCCTTCGCCGGCGTCTTGTCGCCGGCCCAGGCGATGAAGCCGTGGGTGAAGGAGAACGGATTGACGGCCCACACGCTGTCGGGCTCGACCTCGGTCTGGTCGGAACCGAAGACCCAATGGCCGGTCTTGTCCATCTTGAGGTGGGCGCCGCCTTCGCCGACGCCCGAGGTGGTTTCGACGCGCCGCAGGGCGGCGGTCAGGTCGCCGACCGACGGGAGGCCGGCGGTAGCGAATACAGTCAGATTGCTCATCTTTTCTATCCTAGTTTGCTGAGGGCCGCAGCGAGCTGCTTCCCGATCTGGACCACCGGGGGTCGGGGGTCCGTCTCCACCGTCATGGTGGAGCCCGACGAGACGGCGACCACCATGTCGGCGGGCAGTTCGATCTTGTGCTTCTTGAGCACCTTCTCGCTCTGCGCCACCGACAGCAGTTCGGTCTTCGTCACGTCAGTCTCTGTGAGGCCGAGCTCCAGCAGCCGCGCCTTGGCGGTCGTCGGGTCGGCCCAATGTCTTGTAGCGCGTTTGGCCACCAGCTTGTAGCCGGGGACGGGCACGCCTTTCTCCAGCATGTCGTGCGCCAGCGCGCGGCACGCCTTGATGAAGTCCTCGACCCCGTCGGCGGCGGCGAGGTATTCGGTCAGCTTGCCGACGTCGATCGCCTTCATCGACGCCAGCCGCGCGCGGTCCAGTTGGCCGCTCTTGAGCGGGCAGACCGGCTTGGCCGTGCACCAGCGGCAGTGGTCGCCCAGGTTCAACGGCGCGTTGGGCAGCGCCGAGGCAGCGACGGCGCGCGTCAGTTGCCGCTCAAACTTCTTGATGCGCTCGACCGTGGTCGTCCACGTCCTGATGTACGGCGGCTGGATGATGACGCACTCGACCTCGGTGACGCCGTCGAACGCCCACTGGCAGGACGCTGTGCGCATGGCGGCGGCGGCGTAGAACATGAGCTGCATGTTCTCCTCGGCCTCGACCATGACGCCGTCGCCGAACTTCCAGTCGAGGATGACGGCGCGGCCGTTCAGCCGGCCGACGATGTCGGACGAGCCGAACACGCCGGGCAGCAGGTCGCCGAAGTCGACGGTCGCCTCGGTGATGTACTCCAGCTTGGCCTCGGGGTCGTAGTCGTGGAGCAGGTCCAGCGCGACCTGTAGCTTGCGCTCCAGCAGGTCGTCGGTCAGCGTCAAGCCGTGGGCCTCGAAGCCGACCATGTCCGCAGGGTCGCAGGCGGTGTCCAGCACGACGGCGATGGCCTCGTGGAGCAGGGAGCCTTCGTTGGCGTAGGACGAACCTTCCTGCTCGGGCATCTTGGCGACCAGCGCCACCGAGCCGGGGCAGTGGATCACGCGGGAGGCGGTCGAGCCGCCGACGATCTTCGAGTGGTTCATGTGACTGTTCTCCTTGTTGACGCCACTCTGTTCGCACTGAAAAGTGTTGTCAACGCTTTTCTGATGTGTATGGTCGGGCCATGTTGGAGCGTCAGGTCGAGGCTTATTTTAGGGCTGCGGTGACGCGGGCCGGAGGCGTCGCCTTCAAATTCGTCAGCCCGTCGCACCGGGGCGTCTCGGACCGGATCGTGTGCCTGCCAGGGCAGACGTGGTTCGTGGAACTGAAGCGCCCCGGCGGCCGCCTGATGCCCCTCCAACACGTCTTCGCCGCCGAGATGGCGCGGCTCGGACAACGCTACGCCTGCCTGTCAACCACGAAGGAGATCGACGAATGGATAGAGAGATTGTGAAACTGCGGCAGCGCGGCATGACGCCGACGCTGATCGCGCTGACGATTGACGTGCCCTACGACGAGGTCATCGCCGCCATGGACCGGCTGAACCTGCCGCGCAAGCGCAAGGACCGCGTGACCGTCATCAGCCCCGACTACGTCGTCGTGCGCAGCCCTTCGCCGCCGCGCCAGTTCAGTTGGCAGATATGACGGCCTACTACAACGAGTTTGTGCGGCGACGGTTGTTGTAGTATGACTGACAACATGATCTTGTATGTCGTCACAAACAATATCACCGGCTTTCAATATGTCGGCGCGACCAGTCGGTCTTTGGATGTGCGCTGGCGCGAGCATATCCGCGACGCGGAAGCGGGCAGGGGTTGGGCGCTGCACGATGCTCTGCGGCAATACGGACCCGACGCCTTCTCTGTTGCCGAGGTGGCCGCTGCTGAAAGTTGGGATGCTCTTTGCCAGCAAGAAATTGCGCTGATCGTGCGCCTCGGTTGTCTGGTGCCCGATGGCTACAACATAGCCGCCGGCGGCGAAGGGTGCCCAGATCGAAAAATGCCTCCCGAAGTGCGAGCAAAAATATCCAAAGCCCATCTCGGCAAGACGCTATCCGCCGAACATCGGGCCAAACTGTCGCTCGCTAAACAAGGAGTGAAGCTGCCGCCGAGATCGGCAGAGCACCGCGCAAAGATCGCAGAAGGTTTGCGAAAAGCGTGGGCGCGAAGGAGAACTAAGTGACTGCTTATTATAATGAATACGACCCGTTCGCGGCGGCGTGGCTGCGCGAACTCATCAAGGCCGGCCACATCGCCCCGGGCGACGTGGACGAGCGCAGCATCAAGGACGTCCAGGCCGATGATCTTCAAGGTTACACCCAATGTCACTTCTTCGCCGGCATCGGCGTCTGGAGCCTCGCCCTGCGCGCGGCTGGATGGAGTGACCAGCGTCCGGTTTGGACCGGCTCGTGCCCCTGTCAGCCGTTCAGCGCCGCAGGCAAGGGCGGAGGCTTCGACGACGCCCGCCACCTCTGGCCCGACTTCTTCCGTCTCATCGCGGAGCGCCGCCCTGACGTCGTCCTTGGCGAACAGGTTGCAAGCAAGGACGGCCTCGCTTGGCTCGACCTTGTACACTCTGACCTGGAAGGCGCGAACTACGCCGTCGGGGCGGTCGATACCTGCGCTGCGGGCTTCGGCGCGCCGCATATTCGACAGCGGCTCTATTGGGCGGGGCAGCGAGAAGGGGTGGGCCACGCCGACGACACGCGACTGGAAATCGGGCGGCGCGGACCTGACGAACTCGTGGGCGCGCAAGGACGGCAAGCTGCGCAACGACCTGTTGGACTATCAGGCGTGGGCGGCGGGCTGGCCGAGCCCCACGACGCCGAGCGGCGGCCAGACCTTCCCGGACGGGACGAGCGCGACGGGGCAGACGCCGGACGGCCGCAAGGTACAGGTCACGTTGGGGCTGGTGGCGGATCAGGCGGGCTGGCCGACGCCGATGGCCGGGACGCCAGCGCAGAACGGCAACAACGCGGCGGGCAACAACGACAGCAGCCGCAAGACGGTCTCGCTGGTGACCGGGTGGCCAACGACACGGGCTGCGGACGGCGAGAAGAACGTGCGGACGGTCGAGGGGTCGCTGCGGGAGATCGAGCGCAAAGGCTCGCCGCAGGATCTGTCGATGGCGGCGGCGATAGCTGCCCCGGCCCGACTAACGGCCTCTGGCGAGATGTTGACTGGCTCGGATGCCGGGATGGAAAGTGGCGGCCAGTTAGCGCCAGCCCACAGCCGGTGGCTTATGGGTCTGCCGAGAGCCTGGGACGTGTGCGGGATGCGAGTGCCCAAGCGTGCGAGGAAGAAATAAATGGCGTCCTCGAAATACCCGGAAACGAAACGGCCTTGCGAGACTTGTGGTGCGACCTTGTTGCGCAGACGGCATCCGAAGGATGGCCGCTTGGAAGGGTTCCGGGACTTTGCGAGGCGCCGTTTTTGCTCGCTTTCCTGCGCCAACTCGCGGAGCAAAGGCGGGGTATCTCGGAACGCCTATCTCTACCACGCGCGGAAACATCTCAAGGCGGCGTGCGAGGCGTGTGGGCAGACGACGGAACTGCACGCGCACCACGTCAACGAGGACTGGACGGACAATCGTCGGGCGAACATTCAGACCCTGTGCGTCTTCTGTCATCAATTCTGGCACGGGCTGCACAGGAGGCTTGGGCTCTCGACCACAAAGCCTATGCCGAGGCTTACTTCCCGCTTGCCGTCGGGTCTGAAAATCGGGTCGGACGGCTGCGCGGCTACGGTAACGCGATCAACCTCGCGCAAGCGCAAGGGTTCATAGAGGCGGTGATGTGATGAAGCTCCGCCCCTACCAGGACGAGGCCGCCGACTTCCTGTACGAGACAGACAGGGCGATGATCCTCGCCCCCGTCGGCGCGGGCAAGACGGCCATCACCCTCGCCGCCATGCACGCCATGATCCGCGACGGCGTCGCCCGCCGGTGGCTGGTGCTCGCCCCGCGCCGGGTTTGCACCGACGTCTGGCCGGTCGAGGCCCCCAAGTGGGCTCCGGGCCTGTCCGTCGCCGTGGCCGTGGGGACGCCGGCGCAGCGCGCGGGCGCGTTCGCCAGCGCGGCCGACGTCGTCGTCGCCAACTACGACACCATCCAGACCCTGCCCTCGCTCGACGGCTTCGATGGGGTGGTGTTCGACGAGCTCACCCGGCTCAAGAACCCGTCCGGCGCGCGCTTCAAGGCACTGTTCAAGCTGCTGGCCCCGCTGAAGTTCCGGTGGGGCCTGACCGGCTCGTTCACCTCGAACGGGCTGGAGGACGTCTTCGGTCAGTGCAAGGTGATCGACGAGACGCTGCTCGGGCGCTCCAAGGGGGCGTTCCTCCAGACGTGGTTCATCCCGATCAGCCGGGAGTTCGGCCAGTGGGTCGCCCGGCCGAGCGCCTTGGCAGGCATCATGGCCAAGATCAAGCCCGCGACGTTCGTGCTGGAACCGGGTGAGTACGCCGACACCCTGCCGCCGCTCAACGTCGTCGAGGTGCGCTCGACCATGGACATGAAGGCGTACGACCGCATGAAGCGCGACTACGTCGCCCAGGTCGGCGGCGAGATGGTCACGGCCCTGACCGCCGCGGCGATGACCAGCAAGCTCCAGCAGCTCGCCGGTGGGTGGGCCTACGCGCCCGAGCCGGTCTGGTTCTCGTCGCACCGCTTCGACCGGCTCGAGGAACTGCTGGCCGAGAACCAGCGGGCCAACACCCTGGTGGTCTACAACTACCGTGAGGAGCTCGCCGAACTGAAGCGGCGATACCCGCAGGCGCAGACGCTGGACGACGCGGATGCTATTCAACGGTGGAACGCCGGCAAGATCGAGATGCTGCTGGTCCATCCGAAGTCCGCCGGGCACGGGTTGAACCTCCAGCACGGCGGGTCGAACGTGGTGTTCGTCTCCCTGCCGTGGTCGCTGGAGCTGTTCGAGCAGACGGTCGGTCGGCTGCACCGCAGCGGCCAGAAGCACCCGGTCTGGTGCTATGTCTTTCTCACTGAGAAGACGATCGACGAGAGGATCTGGCAGGCGCTGCACGACAAGCGGTCGCTGTCTGAACTGGCTACAGAGGAGTTGGCCGCATGACCGGGTTTAACGATACCTTCGACAAACAGATCGGGACCCTGCGGGTCATCAGCTACGGCGGCGGCCATCCTCGGTGGGTGCGCATCCGCAGAACGGATAGTGCTGACAGCGCCGGGCAAAGCCTGTCTATGGAGGAGGCTCGCGACCTCCACTACGCTCTTGGTCGCCTTCTGGAGTTGGCCGCATGACTACGATGTTGGAGAAGGCTGCGCAGGCTATCGGCCAGACGGCGTTGAAGGACGGAAAGGTTTACTCTGTCGTGGAGGGCGGCGAGACGCGGGTGTACTTTGACGGGGTGATAGACCTCGCTGCCGCCGCTCGCGCCGCACTTGAGGCGATACGGGAGCCGAACACGGATATGCTGGAGAACGTATGTTGGCGTTTCGAGCACATCTGCGAGTGGCACATCGGTATCGACGCCATTCTTGAGGATCAAGTATGAACTGGACCGAACTGCTCGCCAAGCTCCCCGACATGACCGAGCGGGAACTGAAGGAGGCCATCCGCGAGGAGGCGGGCCGGGACAGCCCCCGGGCCTCGCACCTGGCGCGGATGCACACCCGCTACGGCAAGCTGCGCAACGCCCGAGAGCGCAAGGAGCTACTGCGCGGGGTCTGACATGACGTTGACCGCGCCGCCGGTCAGGTGCGACCAGAACGCGGGGTTCATCATGTTGCGCTGCATCTGCGCGCGCGTCGCCAGCGGGACCATCTGGAGCAATTGGTCCATGTTCGCCCCCGACTGATATGCCCGGGCAAGCTCGCGGCGGATCTGCGGCGACACCTTGGCGTCGACCAGCATCGATCCGAACTCCATGGCCGCCGCCGTGACCGGCCGCCCCATGGTCATGATGTTGCGGGTGCGGCGGAACGGCGACCGCCCCGGCGCGAGCAGTTCGCGCGCGCGGCCTGCCCCCTCAGTGGCCAGCACGCCGACGCGCTCGTCGCGGCGCACCTGGCGAGCGGCGCTGTCCAGCGCGTCCATGCCCGACGGCCCGACACCCGTCGGGTTCATCAGGTTGCGCAGGTCGATGCGGTTGCCGCCGAAGACGCCCGAGACGACGTCCGGCGCGTCACCCTCCACCGTGTTGACGAAGGCGTTGGGACTCTGGCGCAGTTGTCGCCCGGCCACGCCCATCATGTTCTGCCGCTCGACGCTGCGCATGCCGCTGGCGTAGTCGTCCAGATACTGACGCCAGCCTGTGCCGCCGGCCGCCTCGATGGCGTCGTCCAGCATCTGCTGCGTCTCTCGCACCAGTTGGCTGCGGCGCGCGGATTGACCGGAGATGTCGCCGCCGCGCCCGGCGCTCAGCGCGCGCGAGATGATGTCGTCCAGGTCGTTCATGCGCAGGGCGTAGATGTCTTCCGCCGACGCCACGCCACCGCGGCGGGCGGCCAGCGCGTCCAGAGCCGACGCGATCTCGGCCAGCACCCGGCTGTTGGTCGTGCCGACGCCCGGCGCGTCCGCCTGCGCCATGAGCGCGGCGGCGACCGGAGCCACGTCCAGCGTGCCGGAGGCGTCAGCCGCCGCGAGCTCCGCCTGTTGCATCGGGACGGTGGCCGCGCGGAGCGCCGCCTTCTCGCCGCGCTGCGCCAGTTGCGCGTCGGTCAGGTTCGCTCCGCCGGCCAGCCGGTCGATCGGCGCTTGGCGGGCGGTACGCTGCGCACCCTCGATGGCGAGGAAGGCGTCAGGTTCGACGGCGCGCACGCCCGCGCCGATGCCCATGAAGGCGGCGGGCTCGACGCCCGCTTCGACCAGGGCCTGCTGCGCAGTGACGTCAGGCCCTGCGTTGCGCAGGGCAGCGACAGCTGCGTCATAGTCGACGCCGAGCGACTGGCGCACGACTTCCGACGCGCGCGACCGCCCGAGCGTGCCCGTCAGGGCCTCGAACCCGGTCAGCAGGCGGTTGAGCGCCCACTTGGCGGGGCGGGCAGCGATCGTCGGCAGCAGCGCGCCGATGGTCGCGCCGGCCGCCGCGTCGTCCTCGTTGATAAGCGCGGCCTGCGCACCGCCCGAGATGGCACCACCGGCAGCGCGGACGCCGAGGTTGGCCAGCCGCTCACCGACAGCCGGGGCTGCGCCGGCGGCCGGGGCTCGCACGGCGGAGGGTAGGAAGCCGCCCGCCTGCGTGGCCTGACCGATGCGCTCGACGATCTGCCCGGCGCGCGGCGCGACACGGGCGAGGGCTTGGCCGCCGACAGCGATGCCGCGGCCGACTGCCCCTGCGACCGGGGCGGTCGCGGCGACCTCGCCGGCGAACTGGCCCGTCTGGTTGAGCAGCAGGTTGTCGGCGCGCTGCGGGGCGTTCATCTCGTTGGCGCGCGCCTGATAGGCGTCCGCCTGGTCGATCATGGCGTTGCCGATGCCGTCCAGTCCGAGCCGGTCGGCGGCCTGACCGAGCAGACCGTAGGCTCCGCCCGCGACACGCTGGATGCCGCGCGCGCCGCCGGAGGCGAAGTTCAGGAACTGGCGCGTGACGGGGTTCGAGCGGTAGGCGTCGACGACCGCCGCGCCAGCGCGCTCCAGCGGCCCACCTTGCGGCGCGGCAGGCGCATCGCCGGGGCGCACCATCGGCAGCATCTCGGGACGCGAGCCGCGTACCTCGACGTCCTCCATGCCGCGCGGGAACTCCCAGGTGTTCGTCGTCGGGTTGAAGTAGCGACCCTCCGCCGCAAGGCTCTCGGGCGTGTCTTCCGGGGCCAGCGGGCGAACGGTGTAGGTCGTGCCCTGCGGCGTCGTCTGCGCGTCCCGGATCAGCGCCGGGCCGTCGTACTCGTCTACCGGCGGCGCGGCAGGCGCGGGCTGCGGACGAGCGGGCGCGGGCTGGCGTCCGCCGCCGCTACGGCGCGGAGCGGGCGGCGTAAAGCTGAGGCCGGCCGGCAGCGGCGGTACGCCTACCGGCGCGGGCGGCGGCGTCAGGGACAGCCCGGGCGGAAGCGGCGGCGTCTGCTGTGCCATCTACTCACGCACCCACTGACCGTTGCGAACAACAAAGCGGTTGCCCTGCGCATCGTAGGCGACTTGCCCTCCGCCTGCGCCGCCGCCGCCCGCCGGGGCACCCCCGCCACCCGCGTCGACCATGGCCTTATACGCAGCCACCAAGGCTTCGGAGCGTGTGCGCAGGATGCCCAAGTTTTCCCGAAGCTGTTGCGGTGACTGCGATTGCTGCGTGGACGCCCACACCGAGGCCAGCATGTCTAGTTCGCGCAACACGATCTGGCCGAGCGCGCCGCCCGTGCGGCTCTCGTCGCGCATCTGTTGCAGCCGGTCAAACGCCAGGTTGCTCTTAATGCTTTCCATGGTCCCGGCGAGGTCGGCAGCAGGCGTGCCGGGAATAACCGCCGTGAGCGAGCCGAGCCCGGCCGTGAAGTAGTTGGTGTTGGCCGCGGCCTCGTCAATCAGGCGCGTCAAGTTCTGCGCACCCTCCAGTCGTCCCGGAGCGGCGGCCCGGGCCGCTGCGGCTGCCGCGCCTGCCGGATCATCCTCCTCTCTGCGGGTCTGACCCGTGACGGGCGCGCCGCCGGGAAGCGTGACGGGGGCTGCGCCTCCGGTGTTCGGGTTCACCGAAACCCAATTGCCGTTGGCATCCTGCACCAATTGCTGACGGTTCGGGTCCGCCGTGACGGTGATCGGACGCGGCGGCGTTGCTCCCGGCGCAAGCGGGTTCGTCTGCACCGGCACGATCGAGCCGCCGGCGTTCTGCATGTCGTAGGCCGGGGCGAACCGCTCCAGCAGCTTCAAGCCGTCAGCCGACGTGGCCAGTTCGTTCCGCAGTCGGTCAGGGCGTTGCTCCACCGGCAGCGCCGTGTACGGCGCGACGTAGGCGTCAAAGTCCGCCGCGTCGATCCCGGCGGCGATTGCCCGGGCACGGGACGCGGCGATGTTGGCGTCCGAGGGGTCGTTGAGGAACGAGCCCACCTCCCGCTGCAAGAAGTCGCGCAGGTCGACGCGCTGCTTGGTGTCGAACTCGCCCTGCGCGCGCGCGTCCGTGTTGCGGGCGGTGAACATGTTGTCGACGCCGGACAGGCCCTCGATGATCGGCGCGGCGGCGGGGCCGTAGCGTGCGACATACGCCCGCATCGCCGCCTGATCGGTCGGGTCGAGCGTCTGCGCGGCGGCCATGGCATTGCGGTTCATCTCCGCAGTGTCGCGCGCGGCCTGCTGGATCATCTGGTTCTGGCGGAACGTCTGCTCCGCCGCGCGCGAGGTATTGTACGCGCCGAAGGCGTTGTATTCCTGCGGAATGCCCGCGAGGGCAATGCGTGCGTCGACCGGCATCAGCCACCTACCTTCGGGGTCAGCCCCGGCGCGCGCGCGCCCATGTAGCTACCGAAGGCGTTGGACACGCCGTTGATCGCGTTGGTGTAGGCGTTGGCTTGGCCGACGTAACCGGAAGCGCGTGCGTTGCCCGCGCCGAGAGCGTTCTCGCCAAGCTGTCCGCCGAGTTGACCTGCCGCGCCGGCCAGTTGGTTCGTGGCCGTCTGTCCTGCACCCATCAGGCTCTGAAGCGGGTTGAGCTGGTTGGAGCGGTTGGTCTGGTAGCGGTTGAAGGCGTTGGTGTACTCTTGCGAGGCCAGATCCTGACCAAACCGCTGCGCACCCTTGAACATCGAGCCCGACAGCAGCATGCCGCGCGCGGCAGCGGAACGCTCCAACGCCTTGTTGCCTTCCGACAGGCGGAAGGCGTAACCAGGGTCGGCCTCAAAGTCGTTCATCGAGAAGTCGCGGCCGTAGCGACCGTAGTCGCCGGCGCTGGCGTCCCCGCCGATGCCGAGCAGCTCCATGATGCGGTTCTGGCCGGTGATGCCGCCTTGGCGGAACGGCTCTTGCAGCCGGGTCTGTTCGGCGAACATCTCGCGCTGAAGACGCGATGCCTCCGCAGCGGACTGGACCTGCGCGTCCGCCGCGCGGCGGGCCGCGCGGCCTTGCATGGCCCCGCCGATAATAGACGAGCCTGCGCTTGCCCCGGCTACGGCGATGAGAGGGTTAGGCATTGGGGAACTCCTCCCGATAGGCCGCGAACGGCTCACCGTACATCATCATCACGAGCGGTGCCATACTCAGCGCGGCGGGCTGGCCATGGCAGAGCAGGACGGCCAGCAGCACCACGTCGTAGTAGGCCGCGCGCCAGACGTAGGACTTCTCGTCGGCCTGCCCCTGCTCCTCGGCGACGTTGGCGGCGTGCCATTTCAGGATGGCCGTGGCCACGGCCGCTTGCAGCGCGGCGGCGTTCGACTGGTAGAAGGGGTTGCCCGGCATCGTCACGAGCGAGGCCCACAGGGCGGGCATCACATCCCTAACCGCGTCGCCGTCGTGGATGTCGTCGAACACCTGGATGACGCGCCACAGGTCCAGCAGCCAGTCAATCGCGGGTCGCGGCAGCTCCAGCCGGTTGACGAAGTGATCCTCGAGCGCCTCGATCACGAGATGGTCCTCCCACTGGCCCGGATGTTGATGGCGCTCGACGCGCTGGCGAGGGTCGAGATCGTCCCACCGGTGACCAGCACCTGCCCGACCACCTCGGGGCATAGGTAGGTCTGCCCGGGCTGGATCGTGACCGTCTTGACGACGAGGTTCTGGTTGCCGGGGTTGTCCAGCGCCGCGACGAGGTTGATCGACAGCGTGGCAGCCGACGAGCTGTAGTTCGTGGCCGTGAACTTGTCGATGATCGTCGTCACCGCGGTTGAGGTGTACTGCGTCGTTTGGGTGTTCTCTGCCGTCTTGGACGGGATGAGGACGCGGACGTAAACGGCCATCAGGCCCTCCTATATGGTGAAGACGAAGCGGACGCGCCCGGGCGTGCCACTGTCGCCCGGGTCCCCCGCAATCGTGGGTATACCCCCGAAACCGCCCGCGCCGCCGAGGAGCCCGTCGTCGCCGGCCGTCGCTTCCGCACCGGAGATCGTGGCGGCGGCCGAGCCCGCGCCAGTGGTGTTGGTGTCGCCGCCCGTGGCTGCGCCGCCGGCCCCTTGGTTACCTGAGCCGTCGGACAGGCCGCCTTGCCCACCGAACGCCTGAAGCGCCGTCAGGATATATGTTCCGCTGCTGACGACGGACGTGCCGCCGGTGTTGCCCGGGTCGGCGGTGCCCGACCCGCTACCAGGGAGCCCAGACGTGTAGAGAATGGTCTTGCCGTCGTCGCCTGACAAGACCAGCGTCTTCTTGCTGTAGCCACCCGCGCCACCACCGCCACCGTCACCGATAGCCTCTCGGCCGAAGCCGCCGCCGCCGCCGCCGCCCCACGCCTCGACGACCAAGCCGGTCGAGCCCGCGGGGACGGTGACCGCGCCGCTCGTCGGGGTCGAGAAGTCGAAGATGACCGTGTTGGGCGACGACAGGTCGCTCAGGCCGAGGGTCGCCGCCATGATGCCGCTCATCAGGTCACCCCGAGGCCGGCGATCAGCCACGAGGTCGTGCCGACCTTGACCAGCGTGGCCATGGCGTTGCGCGCCAGCGTGCGGGTGCCTGTGGTCGTCGAGTTGACCAGCGTCATCGTGTCCGTCGTGATGGCCACCGACAGCGACGTGGCGTTGAGATTGATGACGGCGATGGCGGTGCCGACCGGGAAAGCCACCGAGGCGTTGGCCGGGATGGTCAGCGTCAGGCTCGCGCCGTTCATGACCACCGACTTGCCGCGATCCTCCAAAAGCAGGCCGTAGCTGGTCGTCTTCGCGTTCTGCGGCACGTCGAGATAGCCCGCCGTGTGTGATGTCGCCGCCGCGTCCTGAATGGTCGTCGTGCCGGTCAGCCCGGCGTTGTTGATCGGTGCGTAGGTGGTCGCAGCGGTAGCGGCGGTGATGCCGTCGGTGATGCCGTAGCCCGCCAGGGTCGTCGGCGTGCTGGTTACGTCAGCCCACGCGACGCCGTTGGTGCTCAGGTCGTTGATGCCGTAGATGTCGTCGTAGGTGCCGAGCAGCGCGCCGGTGCTGGTGCGCAGCACGATCTTGTAGGCGACACCGCCCGTCAACCAGACCTCGCTCTCCAGCCGCCCCGCCGCGTCCATGACGATCGGGTTGGTGTTCTGCGTCACGCCGTTGATCGTCGTGTAGGTCGTCGCGGGCGTCGTCGTGCCGGCCGCATAAGTGTAGAGCAGGCCGCCGGTCAGCGGATCGCCGGAGTTGTCAAGGAACTGCTGCCCTGCGCCGGCGATAGGGGAGAGGAAGAAGCTCATTGGTCAACCTGTATGATATTCAGAAGCGCTGACGGGCCCGCAGGCGAATAAGCGGTAGCCGGAGGAGCAAGCAAGATAACATTGACGTCCGTCGTTGCCCACATCAGTTGCAGGTAGTCCGTCTGCCCCATCTGGATCAGAAAACCGGTACTGATTGCCACCTCGGCGTCGTTGCCTTTGACGTGCCAGTGCAGCGTCGTGTTAGCCACGTCGACGCCGTTCTTGCGAAGCCACACCCACGCAGGACCATCACCGCCGGTCAACTTGTCAAGCTGCACCCGGTAGTTGACGAGATAGTCGCCCGCCTGCCCTGGCGTCACTTGCGAAGACGACACCAGCCCAACGCCGTTTGTGAAGGTCGTGACGTCGAAAGTAACCGCCGTAGCCGTGCTGGCCGCGGCGGTCTGCGTGGCGCTATTGGCGAACGCTGCGCGGCGGGGGATCGAGCGATAGGTCGGCGGCGCGGACAGCAGGCCCTGCACGTCCTCGCTCAGCGCGCCGCCGTCCGCCTCGTTGAGCGGGGCGAGCTCGAGGTCGCTCAGCGAGAGCGCCGTGGTGCCGCCGCCGGTCTGGCCGAACTGGTTGAACAGGAAGCGATACCACTCCCGCGACATGACGTTGCTGCCCGGCTCCAGCAGCGGGACGCGTGACGCGGGGATGGACGTGATGTCAGCCATCGGAGCCGCTCAGCATCAGTTCGGCCCCCATGATGGCGACCTTGACCGCGGCGGAGCCGGAGATCTCGTAGACGCGGTCGCGCAGCTTGTTGGTCATGCCGAGGCGACGCCAGATGACGCGCGTTTGCGACGCTCCGATGGCCCCCATCGACCGCCAGTGCTCGCTCGACCATGTGTGGCCGCCGTCGTCGGACCAGCGCAGCATGACCTGCGGGTCGATGTTTTCGTTGAAGGCGTAGCCGAGCATCACGTCGACGTCCGTCTCGACCAGCACCTCGACGCCCGCCTCGACCAGCAGCGGCTCGTCGGCGGCGGCGTCCGGCAGCCCGACGCCCGTCTCGCAGATCAGTTGCAGCGCGTGCTGCGCCGTGCGCTTGAAGTCGTTGGCCCCGGTCGGCAGTGCGCGCCACCGGCGCAGCCACTTCTGCGTCTCGCCGTTGTCGGCGTAGACGTCCAGATCGAAGGCGTACAGGTTGCCGTTCTCGAAGTCGCCGACGATCAGTTCGCCGTTGAAATTGACGAAGGCGTTGCCGCGGTGGCGCGTGAACTGGCCGTTGAGCAGCCCGCGCCGCTCGTGCCAGGCGCTCGTCGCGGCGTCGTAGCACCACGTCGTGTCGGCCAGCGGGAAGTTCAGGACGTAGAACTCGTGCCCGTCCTGCTGGTAGGAGTAGGCCACGGCGTCCGTCATGTCGGAGTAGCCCTGGATGGCGAACTCGACGGCGTGGGTGGAGATGCGCTGCGCGCCGTAGCCGTTGGCGCGGTAGACGATGCCCTGCCCCCGGCTGTCCTGCCCGAGCCATGCGATCGAGTTGTCCAGCTTGGCGATCGAGTTGGGGGCGACGCAGCCGACCTCGTTGTAGGCCCCTTGGATGCGCGCCAGCGGGAAGTCGGCGTCGCCGGCGTTATACCAGACCTCGGTCGAGTTGGAGCCGAAGACCCACACCTCGCGGTGGTTGACCACCAGACCGACCACGTCGTCCGGCGCACCCTCGGCGCTGGCGAAGTCGAGCGGGTCCACGCTGGTGCCGTCGAACAGGGTCGTGACCCAAATCCGCTGCGAGTTGGGCTCGGTGAAGACGAAGTAGCCGTCCAGATAGCCGACGGTGCTCGCCCCGGGGAAGTCCTCGTCGGTGATCTCGGCGAGGACGCCGGTGTCGAAGTTGTAGATGTATCCCTTCGGGTCGGCGGCGATGAAAAGCTGCGTGCCGTTGTCCGCCATGGAGACGGGGCCGCTGTTCTCGACCGTGCCGATCAGCGTCGCGACGCCGGCGGACGTGATGGAGTAGAACTCCTGCCCCGACACGACGTAGCCGACGCCGCTGTGCGACCACTCGCCCTGGATCGGCCCCGTGCCGACCGTCGAGATGAACCGCAGACCCGGGCAACGCTGGAGGTAGGCCGCCTCGAGGCCGCCTTCCGTGATCACCTCCGGGTAGAGGTTGACCATGCGGGCGTCCGCCGCGTTCGGGCTGCGGACGACATAGCTGGATCCTAGTATGGGGCTCTTCACGTCAGTTCGGCTGGTTAGTGTAGATGTTGTACCGGCCGCCGATGCCCATCAGCGACGCGGGCATCGCCATCAGGTCGTTCGGGTTGTTGATCCGCTTCAGGTCGCGCTTGGCGACCATGGCAATACGCTTGACCTGCGCGGACGGCTCCACGCCGAACTCGGCGGCCAGTTCACAGGCCAGATTGTAGCGGAAGGCGCGCAGGTAGCCGGGCGGGAACGACAGGACCGTCCCGAGCGACGCCGGCTGCGACAGCTCCAGCACCGAGATGAAGTGCCATGTCAGTGCCTGCGTCGGCACCGGGTAGACCTTGTACGTCGCGTCGGGGAAGGACGCCTCGGGGTAGATGACCTGCGGGTAGGTACTCGTCACCGTCTTCAGGACGATGGCGTTGTACTCCGCCTCGTTGATGAGCGTGGGCGTGAACGCCAGCCCGTTCGGGTCGACGTAGTAGGTGCTGTCGTTGAGCAGCACGGGCCGCAGGCCGACGAAGTCGCCCGACGGGCCGAGGGTGCGGGTTGCCTGATTGGCGGGCCACACGAAAGTCTGGTCTTGGGTGGCGTAGACAGCGAGCCGCTCGGTGCTCCAGCTATCGATCATCTGGTTCATCGCGGTCAGCGCGTCCTGCGCCGTGTCCGCCGAAGGAACCTCGCCCTCTGCCAGTTGTCCGATCAGACGGAGCGCGCCGTAGATGATGTCTCCTGCGGTCGTCATGCTCTTGTCCCGTCGTTGGCAAGGGTAGAGCCGCCCCGCCGGTTAAGGCGGGGCGGGGTAGGCGTCAGGCGAAGCGATACAGGGACCAGGCCGCGTCGCCCGTCTTGCGAGCGCGGAAGACCTGGGCAGTGCCGGCGGTGGCCACGATGGTCATCAGGCCGACGAGGGTCCAGCCGGTGTTGGTCGTCATGGTGATGACGCCGGAGCCTGAGCCGTCGACGTTCAGGACCGAGAAGTCGAACGACGAACCGACCTTGGCGTTGGCCAGAGCGGCGTCGAGCACGGCACACGTCGGCAGGGTGTAGGCAGCGGCCGAGGAGCCGGGGCTCCCGAGCAGGATGCCGTTGGTGATCTGCGCTGCCGTCAGGGTGGCGGTGGCAGTGGCGGTGGCGGGGGCAGGGACGGTCTGGATGACAGCTTCCGAGAGGTTGCCGTCTCCGAACTGGTAGCCGCCGCCGACTGACGAGAGAGCCATGGTAGTTCTCCTTCCGAGAGGGGGTTAGCCGAGCAGGCGGGTGGCGGCGGCGGCGCGGATGGCACCGTAGCCGTACAGGACGTCGATGCGGCAGGGCATGCGGTCGTTGTTGATGTCGTAATCACGAACGATGCGCATGGAGATGCCGTTGTGGACCTGGCGCGAGGCCATGTCGACACCCTGCGGGAGCAGGAGGTCGGCGGTGGCGAACGCGAAAGCGTCCTTGTGGTAGATCAGGTTCTGCGGGGCCGAGGTCGAGGCGACGCCGTCGAAGATGATCGCAGCGCCCGACTGCGGGAAGGAGTTGACCGTCGCCAGCGCCTCGGAGCTGGTGTAGATCGCCGGGCTGATGGCAACCGAGGTGTATGCGCCGCCGGAGGCGGTGTTGGCCGCGGTGCAGACGAAGCGCTGGAGCGAACCGGTGCTCTCGCGGGTCTGCGGGTTGACGGCGTAGACGTTGGCGATTGTGAAGGTATCGCCCTTGTTGATGACCTGCGCGCCGGTGCCGGTGATGGCGATGGTCGTAGCGCCTTGGGTCGACACCGTGGTCGTCACGGTCGCGCCGGTGGCGGCGCGGGTGCCGTAGGTGTGGACCTTGATCGACTGCGACATGTTGATCTCGTCGTAGCCGAGCACGCCCGTACCCATCATGCCGCTCTTGAACTGACGGCTGATGGTGTCGGCCGGATTGAAGAAGCCCTTGAGCCCTTCGACCAGGCCGGCGTTGGCGGCCGGGTTCACGGTCGCGTAGCGCGGCGACATGGGGACAGCGCCTTCGTTCAGCACCTGTTGGCCCGACAGCAGGACCTGCGAGGTGGCCGGCGTGGTGCCGGCGGTCCCGACGGCGTTGAAGACGTCCTTGTAGACGTTGGCGACGTCGGCATCGACGCTGGCGGCGAGCTGGCTGATGCGCGGCTTGAGGACGCGGTCGGCGAAGTCGTCCAGCGACAGGGCCATTTCGGCAGAGGTGAAGTTGACGCCGATGTGCTTCTGGTTGCTGACCGACAACGTGGTGTACTGCTCGTTGTCGTCCTGCACTTGCAGGGCGGCACCGTCGGTTACCAGCGCGCGGTCGGGCAGGCGGATGCGCAGGGTGGAGCCGATCTTGGCACCTTCCTTGGCGAAGCTGTCGTCGTACTGGCGGTTGATGTTCCGCGTGATGACGAGGTTGTTTTCGAAGATCTCCAGGGCCTTCCTGGTGATCATGTCGATCGTAAGCAACGAGTTGCCCATTTGACATATCCTTGTGTCGATGGTTAGATGGCGAACACAGACTGGAGACCGACATGATTAGCTTCACGATGGAAGGCACGGAGTACCGTGTGTTCGACCATCTTTACGCCGTATCGCGCGGAGGGCAATTTCTTAGGAACCTCCAGCCGTACACCCCCACGAAACACACTGCGGGCTACCTTAGTGTGGGGCGGCGAAGGCTGGCGCACCGCGTTGTGGCGGCTTGCTGGCTGGAGGATTTTGACCCCAAAAAGCAAGTTCATCACAAAAACGAATGCAAGACAGATAACCGAGCGGAGAACCTGGAGTGCGTGACCGCGAGCGTTCACGTCCGGGATCGCCACCACGGCATCGGAGGGCGGTACGTCCGCTCCGAGGAGACGCGCCAGAAGCTGCGAGACTTCCGTACGGGGCGTAAGGACGCGACCGAGACGCGCGGCGTAAAGGCCGCGATCCTCCTTGCTGTCTGTCCCAAAACACCGTGCGTGTTCCAAGGTAAGCCGTATCCTTCCGTTGCCGCGGGTGCGCGGGCTGCTGGTGTCCCTTCCGCCACCTTTCGGCAACGGTGCGGGTCTAAGAACTTCCCGGACTACAGCCTGTAGCGGGGTTCAGTTGGCCGCTTTTCTCATCTGCCGTTGGCGTTCCTGCGCGATCCATTCCGACGTGCTCATCGTGGAGATGGAGCGGGGGTCGGTGGTGTCGTACGCGGGCGTGCCGCTGCTGGAGGGCGTGACAGGCGAGAGAGGCGGAGGCGCGGAGGTGGTGCGTTTGACCGGAGGGGCCGAGGCCAGCGTGGCTTCGATCTTTCCGATCTCCTTGGCCTGCAAGAGAGGCGACAGCTTCGAGATCCTTGCTGCTTCCGCCGGATTGGTCCCGAGGTGATAGAGCACGTCGGGGCCGATGTCGGAGGCGCGGATGGTTTCGGCCATCTCGGTCGTGATCGGCAGGGACGGGTTGTACGCGACCTGCTTGAAGTCGTCATACTTGCCGAGGGCCTGCTCCTCGCGGTCGAAATAGGCTTCGACAACGGCGTCCTGCTGGCGCTGCCGCTCCCTCTGCTCGACCAAGGCGAGTGCCTTTTGCTCTGCCAGCGCCTCGGCGTATGCCTCGGTGCTCTCGAACTGGTCAGCCGGCGGAAGGGTGACAGGCGGCGGTGCTTGGCGCTGCTGTTCTCGTTCCCACTTGCGCTGCTCTCTTGCGAGACGCTTGCTGACGACCGCGTCCAGTTCATCCTGGGTGAAGGTCTTGGGCGTCGCGTCTTCCGGCGTTTGGACTTCAGCAACGGGAGGGGCCGTGGCCTCCAGTTCTGGCGCGGCTTCAACTCCCGCTGAGTTTTCGTCGGTCATCTACGGTTCTCTGAACCCCCGGTGTGCCCCGCCGGTAGGGTCGTGTGCCGTGAAGGTAACTGCGTCGCTGTTTTTTGGCAACAGGCCTCAGAACAGCTGCCACCAGCGCCGGTTTTGGCTCTCGGCGATGGCGACGACGGCGGCTTTCTTGACGTTACAGACCCGCAGGTCGCCGTCGCCGCGAACTACGGCCTGACCGATCTGCCCGACGTTGGTCGCCGTCGAGAGGTCGCCGACCGTGCTCTCGCAGTCCGCCTTAAGGCTGTCGGGGATGACCATTCCCGCGCCGCACCCGCTCAAGGTCAGCGCCGAAGCCAGGAGGCAGAGGCTGGTCAGCCCCTTCGATTTTCTCGACAGCATCTTCCTTCTCCCTTTGCTCCTGCCGGATGACAGGCGTCTGTTCGGCCACCTTGTCGAGCGCCTTGCCCGTTGCGGCCGCGATGGATGCCTCGCGCCGCGCGTCCTTGAGCCGCGCGCGGTCGGCGCACCACGACAGCAGCAGGATGACCGCCACGACGACCGCGGCGAGGTACAGGTACGCGCGCAACGTCAAGGTCTTCACAGCACCAACTCGAAATGCGGGCTGTCGCTCTCACCCTTCTCGCGCGGATTGCCGTCGCGGTCCCAATCGGCACCCCACCGGATCTCAACGCCGAGTGTGTCGGCTGCGGCGAACATGGCCTTGGAGACGACGTCCAGCTTCTTGTGCGACCAGTCGACGGGGAACGGCACCAGATCGACCGCATGGCCATAGCCGGTCTGCGGGTTCTTGAAGTGATTGGACTTCAGCGTCCACGTCACCTTCTGCCCCGGTTTCGTACGGCCTTGGGCGTACAGCTCCGCCTGGCGCTCGGGCGTGCGAACGCCCTCAAGCACCATGAAATCCTGCTTGGTCAGCAGGATGGCCATTTCGACCACGTTGACCAGATCGGGGTGGACACCTTCGAGGCGTTCCTTGGATTTTGCGCCTAGGGCGTATGTCATGTTGTTCCTGTGCTGGCTTGCGGGTCGGGGGCTGTGACGTTCTCGATCTCAAACTCGCCCCCGCCGGGCGTCTTCCCTTTGAGGTTCACCGTCCGGCGCTGGAGGAAGAACGTCCCTAGGCCGATCAGTCCGAGATTGGCGATCATGCCCCACCCAAGGAACTGGAGCCGGAGTGCGGCTGTGCTCTCCGGCCAAGGCCCCAACCAGATGACGAGCACCTGCCCTACGGCGCAGAGCGTCAGGACCGGCGTGTAGAGGATGGCGGCCCAATCGCGGGCCTCGTCGCGCGTCATGCCGCGGAAGCCAATCAGCCTGGCGATCAGCCAACGGATCATGACAACCCCAACGCCGCGGAGATTTTCGGGAGCAGCAGGGTCAGGACGACGCCGAACCCGACGGCCGCCCCCATCTGCCAGCGTTGCAGGGCCATGACCGCGTCCATCTGGCGCTCAAGTGCGTCGACCCGGTCAGTCAGCCTCGCCACGCGGTCGGCTACTACGGCGGGTGTCGGGTCGCTCATTGGTGAGCATCCGCAACAAAAGGCAAACCCCCGCGACTAGACAAATAAGCGCGAAGCTGATCCAGACCATGACCCACTCCGACACACCCAAGGGCCAGAAGTTGAACGATGAAAAACGCATTGACCGCAACAACGTACAGATACAGCCCGTACTGCGTCAGCGCGCTCGACTTCCACATGGAAATCGCTACGACGTGTAGCATAAGTTGCGCCACTAGCGCACCCACCATCACGACCTTCCACGGCTCGTGGCTTACCACCCACGCCCGGTAAATCATGACCGCAAGGAACGCGTCCAGTATCGGCGCGGCTAGAATGACCTCTGGAAAGCCATACAGCGTCACCAGCAGGTTATTGATGACGAAGACCACCGACAGGAGCGCGCTGACGCCCATCAGGTCCGCGTACTTCTCCGGCCTAGACCTGTAGGCCAGAAAGCAGGCGATGAATACGCCGGCCGTGGCGATCGTGTAGATCAGGCTCACGGTTTCACCGGCCCATCGGGGTCTTCGACCGGGGGCTTGTCGGTGCCGCCCGAGAACAGGACGATGTTGTCCTGCGGGTAGGCGTCCTTGAAGGCCCGCTGCGCCTTGTCCTGAAGGTGGTGGACGCGGCGCGCCTGCATGTTGGCCCGCAGCGCCAGCCGCTCGACCAGCTTGGAGGCGGCCACGAGGTCCTTGAGGTCCGCCTCCAGCCGGAGTTGCGCGCGGCCGATGGCGTCGATGTGGTCCTGAGCGGTCATGGCCGGCCCTTACAGGTTGTAGAGGAACGAAAGGCGGTAGGTGTCCCCTGCTGCGGGGACGGCAATCGGGCTCGCACTGGTCACCAGCCCCGTCGTGTCGCGGATCAGCGTCAAATAGTTGAAGGTCGATTGGACAAGCCCGCCGCACATATACGGCGCCGCTGGCGTCGTGGCGTCGATGATCTCCGCTTGCACCTGGCGTTGAAGCGAGATGCTGGTCGGGGTGAACGGGATGCTGAAGCGCAGGGTGCCGCCGCCGCCATTGAATACGGTCGATGCGCCGACGGTGAAGTTGATGCTCCCTGCGATCTGCGTCCCCGTGCGGCAATAGGAGCCGGAGATGTCGCCGTCGCCTATCGTCACCGAACCGCCCGAAGTCGTGAGGACGGGCGTGTAGACCTGGGTTACGCCATCGAAAATCTGGTTCGTGGCCACGCCCGAGCTGTCGAGGATGCCGTTGTTGGCTGCGGCCGGCGCGATAAAGCAGGACTGAACCCCCGAGCCGAGGATGATCTGCGGGTTCACGTTGCCGCCCACGATGCTCACGGAGGAGCCCAACAGGGTCATGGTCGTGGCGTTTGCGATGCGGCAACCGATGATGTGGACCGACTGGTTGTTGACCGAGAACAGGCAGTCGGCCAGCGTGGAGCCTACGACATAGACGTTGTTGGCCCCGCCGAACGAAAAGGCGCACCGTCCGCCCGTCTCCAAGCCGAAGAAGTGCTTGGGCCCAAGGCCGCCCGAAGCGTCCTCGATGCGGATGGCGTAGTTCCCCGACCCCGAAGCGCCATCCGAACGGAAAGCCTCCAGACCCACGGCGTTGAAGCCCGACCCGGCGTTTTTCTCGAAATAGATGCAGTCGTTGGCGAAGTTGATGATGCGAACTTCGGTCATCGACTGGTTGCCCGCGGTGCCGAGGATCTCGACGCCCTTGCAAGCCTGCGAGTTGCCGTCGAGCGCGAGGTTTTCGAGCTCGACGCCGTCCGCCAGGGTCATCAGCGTGCCGGAGCCGAAGCCCGCGCGGATCACCGTGCCTCGCTTGCTCTCACCGAAAATGCGCGTCTTCTGCGGGATTGTTCCGAGGCTGCTGTTGCAGAGAATGAACGTGCCCGTGGGGTTGGGGACGTAAAGGGACTTGCCCGCCGCGGCGGCGATAGCCGAACGCATCTTCGACGCCTCGTCCGTACCGTCCCCGGTCACCCCGAAGTCGGAGGCGTAGATGACTTTGCGACCGCGTGCTTGCAGCGTCGTAGCGATCGCCCCGGCGGCGGAGGCGATAAAGCCGACGAGCGCCGACCCACCCGACGCTTCGAAGAACGTCTTGATGTAGCTGTATAGCTCGGACAGTGGGGTCTGCTTGAGCGGTCCCGGCGAGCGGTAGACCGCCATCACGTCCGTGTCCACGACGGGTGTCGCGGCGGCGTCCAGCTGAGGGTAGGTCTTGCCGGCCATCAGAGTTGATAGCCGGTGGCAGCGATCCCTGCATGAGTGCTACCGGCCCCGGCAGCGGGCAGCGTTGGCGTGATCGCTGTGTTGGTGGCGCTGGCCGGGAGGGGCGGGTTAAAGTTCAACTGCAAACCCTGCATCGGAACTGTGGCACCCGTCGGGATCATGATGGGGAAAAAGATCGTTCCGCCCAAAAGGCCCGCAATCTGGACGGTCACGCCCCCGCCCGCCGTGCTGCCGCCGCCACTGACAGTCAAGCCAGTGATGTAGGTGGTCTTTCCAGACGCGCCCGCGAGCACGGCCTGCGCCTGCGCATTGACGACGTTGCCGCTGGCGCCGTTGATCGGCGTCGCGCCGAACGGGAACGGGCTGACCGCCACCGGGAACGGGTTCGCGGCGGTCGCGATGCTCGTGCCGTTGCCGCCGGCGATGTCCTGGCTGCCGTCGGAGTTGGCGGCCGGCAGTGACCCGACGCTGCCGTCGGCGTTGATGATGCTTACGGTGCTGTCGACGACCGTGTTGGACGCCGGGAGGGGGACGATGCGCGACATGGGGATCTCACAGTTGCGGTGTCAGGGTCTGCGGGGCGAGGTCGCCCGTTTGCATGGCGGCGTCGATGGTTCCGTCGATGGTATCTTGGATTTGCTCCGGTGTCATGCCCGCCTGCATGATGCCGATGCGCTTGGTTTCGGCGTCGTACGCCTTGATCTGAGCCTCGAACTCCTTGGTCCGCAGCGTCTGCGCCTCGATCGACTTCTCGACGTTCTGGAGGGCGCCCTGCATCTGCTGGAGCATGCCGCCCATCTCCTCGATCTGCTTCTCGGCCGCTTGCAGCTCGGGCGGCTTGTCGTCGTCGGCCAGCAGCTTCGGGTCGATCGACTTGCGCAGCCGCTCGGCCATCTCGTGCGCTCCGGGCCAGTCCATGTTCTTGACGAACAGGTCGCCGGCCACGGCCCACAGGGCAGGGTTGCCTTGCAGCACCTGCTGCATGCCCTCGGCGGCCTCCTGACGCTTGGTCATGTAGCCCGGGCCGGTCACCGCCACGACGTCGTACTTGCCGACCGCGGGGTTGTAGACCTTCTCGATGACGTTGCCCTCCTCGTCCTCGATCTTGCGCACCGGCACGTCCTGCGACGGGTCGATGCGGGCCATGCTGACCTCGCCGTCCAGCCCGATGATGCGGGCGATACGCGCCGTATCGTAGATCTTCGGGATCAGGTCGATGCACTGGCGCGTGACGTGCCGGATCGCCCGGGCAAGGTTGTCGACGTAGTGGTAGGTGCCGGTGTCGCCCTGCTTCTCGCGCGCGAGGATCGCCTTGCCCGACCGTTCGTTCGACGTGGCCCCGAGGCTGCTGTCGTACTGGCCGGTGGTCGACTTGATGTCGTCCGAGGCCCCCATCTTGGCCTGAATGAGCCCCGTCTGCGCCAACGGCGGCGGCGCGCGCTGCGGCAGCGGCAGCGGGTTGCCGAGGGCGTCGGTCGCGTCGGCGTTGACCTCCAGATACGGCCAGTTGTTGACGTTGGCCGTCTTCCACTGGCTCTCATAGCCCTCGAACTGGCCGCCGTAGCCGATGAACGGGGCCTTGGGGGCCAGGGCGAGCATCTCCGCCTCCTGGCTGGTCCAGTAGTTGTACATCCGCTGCGCGTCCTTGGCGTTGCGGATGAGGCCCGAGATGTGCATCTCGCCGTCGATCTCGAACTCATTGCCGACGACACGGACCACGGGGATCCATTTCCCGGGCCAGTCCTGCTCCTCGAGCACGGTGTAGCCGTTGGTCTTGACCCATTTGATCTTCTTGCGATCCGACCGACGGGATTGCACCGGCGCGCCGAACAGCATGCGCGCGACCTTGTCCTCGCGCGTGCCCGCGAAGGCGGTCAGGCCATCGGGGTACAGGTTCAGCGTCGCCGCCTCGCACTGGACGTAGAAATACTCGGCGATCCGCACCGTCTTGTCGTTGAGCCATTGGGTCAGGTTCGGGTCTCCGACGCCCTGCTCCTGAATGGACGAGATCGGGCTCGCATCCGGCCACCGGCGCTCGTACTCGTCCTTGGTGACGTCCTGCGTGATGAAGCACCACTGCGCGTCCGCGCCGGTGGGGTCCTGGATCATCGGGTCCATGTAGACGCTGAACGAGTTGCGGATCCGGCCGATGCGGATGTCCTGATCGAACGTCGCCTCGTCGCAGTATTCGGTCAGGATGCGGACGTAGCCCTCGCCGTATGTGACTTGGTTGTCACAGGCTGTGTCATAGGCGACGTCGGCGTCCGAGACATACTCGATGTGCCGCATCATGCCGTTGAAGACCTCGGCCACCTCGACGTCGGCGTTGTCGTCGGCGGGGATGACCTTGCCGGTCGGTCGGTTCTGCCGCTGCTCGTTGGTCACCTGGCGGACGTGCTGCGGCAGCTTGTTGATCGTCAGGCACGGCCGGGCGTTGATCGTCATGCCCTGCGTGGAGCCACGGCTCGAAAGAACCTCGCTCGGCCACTGGTAGTTGTTGTCCGCCGAGCCGGCCATGAAGCGCAGGTCGTCGAGCTCGGCCTCGCGGCTGTTGCCCAACGCGCCGATGGCCATCGTCATGCGCGCGCGCATGGTGGCCAGCATGTCTTCTTTGGTCTTGGCGGGTGCGGCCATGCGTCAGGAGCCCATCCATGAGGATTGCGTCGGAGCGTAGTGTCTTTGCGGCGTCTTGTCGACACGCGCGGAGGACGCCACGGGGAAGGCGAAGGTGACGCAGATCGCGTCGGCGGCGTCAGGGCTCTGGAGGCCGCGCGCGCGCATGTCCTTCTTGCTCTCGAGGAACATCGTCCCCTTGCTGTCCGGCTTTACCAAGGGCGAGATCAGGTCGCTCTTGAGCAGCCGGTCGGCGGGGATCGAGGCGGTCTTGAGCCACTCGCGCATGGCCCCCCACATCTCGGCCCGCTTGTTGCCCCACATCAGCGGCTGGCGGCTGCGCATCCCGAAGTTCACGCCCCGCACCTGCTTGTACCGCTGCTCCTTGAGCCGGTCGACGACGCCGCCGCCGACGCCGCCCTCGTCGATGACGACGAGGGCCGGGCTGTACTCGTCGATCGCCTCGATCACCCGTCCGACGACCTCCATGGTGTCCGCCCCGCGGTGCCGGCGGATGGAGATGATGTCGCGACCCTTGCGCACGGCGATGACGGTGGCGTCAGACCCGAACCGGGCGGGGTCCACGCCGATGACGATGGGCGCGGTCGGGTCTTTCTGTTGGGTGCGCTCCATGGCGTCATCGACGAGGGACGAGGAGATGAACTGGTCGTCGCTCTCGTTGGGGAAGACCCCGTAGACCTCGACGTGCGCCTGGGGGCTGTCAGCCCCGTATTCCTCGATGATCCGCTCGTAGACCTTCTGGTCGGTGCCCTCGACGGTGCGCGCATCGACGATCGTGGTCGACCAGAACGCCCGGCGGGCGTGGAAGGCCTCGTAGAAGTAGCCGGTGTTGCGGCGGGGGTTGGAGAAGGCGAACCAGAAGCGATCCGGCGTGTTTTCGGTGAAAAACCCGTCCGTGACCGACCAGATCGCGTCGGGGATGCCCGAGGCCTCGTCGAAGATGACCATGACGCCGTCGTAGTTGTGCGTGCCGGCGTAGGCGTCGGGGTTCTCGGCCGACCAGAGCTGCGCATGCGCCGCCCACAGGCGGGTGTCGCGGTTCAAGTCCTGCTCGACCACCGCGGTCAGCCATTTGGCCATGGTGATGCGGGTGGCGATGGGCTCGAACCAGTGCCGGTTGATCGCCATGGAGGCCCATTTGGTGACCTCCGGCCAGGTCTTGGTCGTCAACTGCGCCTCGGTGTTGGCCGAGACGATAGTGGTCGAGCCGATCCGGGTCGTGAGCATCCACAGGACCAGCCAGGAGACGAGCGCGGACTTGCCGATGCCGCGGCCCGAGGAGACGACCTTGCGGAACATCTCAAAGTCGATTTTGCCGCCGTTTTGGGCGATGTGATCGCGCAGTTGGGCGAGGATGTCGCGTTGCCAGCGGCGCGGGCCGGTGAACTTGGCGAGCGGCGTGCCTTCCTGTCCCCACGGGAAGACCATGAGGACAAAGGCCAACGGGTTGTCTTTGATTTCACGGGACCACAGACGGGACATAAGCGTTGTCTCGTCTTCCGCGCTATACCGGGTCGTCTGCATTACATCGCCCTAAGCGGGTGGTGCACCCGTTCCGCAGCTTTTCGCGCCTCTACGGCGGCGTCAAGGTCTTTGAAGTACCCGAGGTGGTGACGTCTCCCGTTCACCTCTATGTGCGCAAGCCAGCGTTCGTCTCGTTTGTGCCACGTCACGCCGACATACCCCGACGCGCTTTTGGTGTGTCGCGCTCTGTTTTGGTGATTTTGAGCATTTGTGACGTCTCTCAGGTTACAAATGCGGTTGTCCGATTTTTTGTGATTGATGTGATCAATAACGCCGTCAGGCCACACACCATAGACGTATAGCCACGCCAGACGGTGCGCCTTATATACTTTGCCGTCGATGCCTACGGTCGCGTATCCTACGCGCTTTTCTACGCATCCGGCTACGGTTTTGTTGCGGGCGCGTCCGTGTTTACGCCCGGCCCACTGAAAAACCCCTGTCTCGGGGTCGTAGTGCAGTAGCGCCTTAAGCCGCGCCTGTGTTAGAGGGGACGTAGTCATCGTGGCTCTCCGTAAGCCGGGTGGTCAGGGAGCCGAGCGACGTTGACGCGTCCTCGGCTTCCGCCGTTGTATCACGATATGTGCCCTCGATCACGCGTTTATCAGCCATTTCAAGGGCTTTCAGCACACTGATTTTCTCGTCGACGGTGACGTCGATCTGCGTGCGCGCCACCCAACCCCTCGTATATTTCAGCAGGTCCAGCGCCGCCTTGGTGTCGCCGTGCGCGGTGGCTGCGGTGTGGAGGACGGTTGCGAGCTCCATCTCGCCGTCGGCGTGCCCCTTGAGCTCGGCCATCTCGACCAGCGGGTCCATCTGCTGAAGCCGGCGGTAGTCGGAGGGCTTCATGCCGGCGGCGTAGGCCAGGGTGTCGCCTTTCAGCCCCTTGCGGGCGGCCTCGTAGACGGCCGTCAGCCGCTGCTCGGTGGCCGTCAGGGTCAAAGGTTCGTGGGTCAGAGAGGTGAAGCTCATGCCGGTAGGATAGGGCCGTTTTGCAAAAAATAAAAATCGTTCTCAAAGGCTGGCCACAGCATTCCGCATCCGCTCGGCCCTACCCCCTCCCCCTCGCGGCGAACGGCAACCGGCTTCAGCGTCATGGCCTGGTGCAGCCGGCGCGTGTCTAGCCGCGAGCGAGCTGCGAGGCGTCGC